TTGTTTGCGCTATCAATTTCCTGAAGTTCTAAACCACGACCAAGATTTAATGTTGGATTTTGTAATAAGTCAATATCTGTTAAGTGTGAATTGGCACCGTCTTCAATCTGTAGTTTAGATGAGAACGATCCACCAAGATAGTTAAGAGTAACTACATCACTAAGATTAACTGGGTCAGCAACATTAGTAATTGTATTATTTGCAGCATCAATATTTCCAGTAGGATCAAGTACTAAGTTAGCATTTGAAACAATTTTGGTATTGACTTCTAAATTACCTGTGTTATAATTAAGTATAACTTCATTAAGATTTTGACCAAAGTTTAAATTACCAAGCTCATCAATTTGCATTCTTTGAGTATTGGCAGTATAGAAATCTAAATCATTATTGTCAACGCCAGCAGCGGTTTCAGCAATGATATATGTATTTCTGTCCAAATCCATAACTGAACCAGCAAGACCAGCCCAAGCAGTACCATCGTAACCTTCAAACCGAGCATCTTCAGTATTATAACGTAATCCACCAACGATACCAACTGGTCTTTCAGCAGTCGTACCTTTTGGCATAACCAATGCGCCATTAGTATCAATTCTAATTAACTCATCGTCTGAACCAAGTTTACCTGTAAAGATTTTATCAAAGTTATAATTTGATGCACCAAGAGTTAAAGTACCAGTTGCATTTGGTCTTAAAGAAGTTGATATAACAGGAACGTTAACATCACCATAAAATGTGGTAACGTTATTTGCATTCATCATAGCAACTCTAGAACCGCCAGTAAAGAATTGTAATTGGTCGTCGTCAGACCCTGGACTATTCTCTGCTATAACCTTCGTGTCTTGGTCAACATCAACTGTACCACCCAATCCTGCCCATGCAACACCATCATAACCCTCAAATTGGCTATCCTGAGTATTGAACCTTATTTGGCCAGTTGCTTCAGTTGGTCTTTCTAATGTTGTACCTTGTGGTAAACGAACTGCGCTTGTACCTGAGATTATTAAATCATCACCTACTGGATTAATTTGATTTAATGGTAATGTTTCTAAAACACTGAATTGAGTTCCATTAAGATTTAAACCAGCGCCAGCTGTAAATGTACCTTCACCTTGGAACTGAGCCCATTCAACTGGATCGGTATTAAGATTAAAGTTAGCAGCGTCTAAAACTGTAGAAACCCAACCTGTACCACCATTGATTGTACCATCGGTAACAAACTCATATGATCCTGGAAGGTTTTCGCTTGTATTGAAATCAGCTCTTTGGAATATCCATGCAGTATTGGCAGAACCAACTTGGATTACATCATAAGAACCGTTTTGTGTTTTGTCTGTTTGGTCTTTAACAAGAAGGTTTTCACCAAGTGTCCATGTAGTAACATCATCAATATACAAGAAGTTAACTGGTGGAATAGTAAGAGTATCACGTACAGTTGAGTTTCCTGTTTCAAATGTGGCACCCAAATCTTCTGTCGTCGCGGCAAGAGCTTGTGGTCGTACCACGAAACCTTGTACTAAATTATCAACATATCTTTTGTTAGTAGCATCTGTAGGAAGAATAGGATCATCAAAAACTTTAATAGATGTTTCAACTCTATCTAATTCAAACTCGAGGTATGTTTTGTTAATTCCGTCAAATCCATCAATAGGATCAAGTACACCAGAAATTCTATGGAAAGACATATCCACAACATTATTAGCGCCTGGGTTAATCGTAATATTACCATTCGCTGTGAATGTTCTATTAAATAATTCAACACCACCTGCTTCAAACGTTGTAAGGCCAACGATATTATTTGAAGTTTCACCAAGAGTTAAGGCTGTTGTACCGAGTGTAATATCATCGGTTGTAATTACATTATTAGAATAAGAAAAGTTATCTTCGCTAAATGAACGATTATTAAATTGAGTAATGTGACCATATTGGTCTATATCAATATTACCAGCAAATACTAAACCGGCATTATTAGAACTTATTTCTGTTGACGTGGCTGCGTGTGATATAACAAGATTTGCATTTTCTGTATTAAGTTCAGGTGTAACAATAATACCTGAACCTGCATCAATCTTTGCTACATATTGACCAACTGTATCAATTCCCAGCGTAATGGAATCTGGTGTAATGAGTGGTTTTTTCTCAGCGGCGGCGACAATCCTAATCTTATTGGATTGACCTACTTTAACTTTAATGCTCACCGATTATACCTCCGTGATTGTTGGTATAACTATCGCTAGTCCTTCAACAATTTTAGACATCTCACCACTGGATTTTCTCATTAAAACATCATATTCATATTTTCCTGGCCTTAGATTTGCAGTAACATCTGCCTCTAAAACTAGTGTAATGTCGTTTTCGTTTTTCTCTACAACAAACTCTGCTGCGCGTTTTGATGAATACATTTTTCTTAAATCTGCGAAAAAACTAAATGTGCTTATCACCAAATCATCATCGTCTCCGTCGAACATTTCCAACGTGATACGAAAATCAGTACCTTGATCTATATAGATATTTGCCTTGGATCCCATCTTCTCATCTCTTTATTACTTTTATCTATTTATAAAAAATAAGGGGATACAATCGCTTGACCCCCTCACTTATAATGGTTGGATTTGCAAGAATTATTGACCTTTAATTTCGTCAACCTCATCTTTTAAATCTTTAATGGCTTCAACTAACAGTCCAATTAACGAGGCATATGCGACTGATTTAATCTTATCTTCAGTTTTATCTTCAATCACAACTTCTGGAATAACTCTTTCAACTTCTTGAGCAATTAGACCAATTTTTCTATCAGCAGGATTTGTTTTCTTATTGAAATATACACCACGTAAGTCTGTAACTTTTGAAAGCGCGTTATCAACAGTGATAACATTTTCTTTAAGTCTTTCGTCAGAGTTTGTAGTAATATCACCGGTTGCAGTAAATTCACCAGTTGTTGTATCAAAAGTAAATACCGCAGTACCGCCAGCTCTTTCTTCAATTCTAATTGATGTTGCCGTGGTCGTATCAGCATCCATTAAGAATGCGCCAGTACCTGTTTCAAATCCAAGTTTCATTGCATTACCAGTACCGAAGCCCATATAGACGTCGTCAGGTAAATTCATATCAGACGTAATACCAGTAAGGTTGCCAGCGGTTAATGTACCACCAACAGTCATGTTGCCATTAACATCCATGTTTTCTAAACTAAGTTCATCATCAGCAGATGTATAGAAGAAGTTTTGCTCACCACCTGGGTTAGGTCCTAGTGTGGCCATCAATGGTCGTTGGTCTGCACCAGCTTCAAAGAATGGAATGAATAATGCAGTATCTTGTAATGGAGAAGTATGGATGTTTTGTAAGTTACCAACACCACCTTCGTTACCCGGACCCTGTACACCTTGTAAACCTTGGAAACCGTAATCCCCTTGGATACCAGTAGTACCTTGTGAACCTTGGACACCAGCACCGATGGCACCTTGGATACCTAAATCACCTTGTATACCTTGAGTACCTTGTGAACCCTGTGCACCAAATCCTGTCGCACCTTGTACACCCTGCCAACCGTTAAAGCCTTGAGCGCCTTGGAAACCTTGAGTACCAGATCCACCAACTGAACCTGCTTCACCTTGTAAACCTTGCGATCCTTGGAAGCCTTCATAACCTTGAACACCACCTTCGCCTGACTCACCAGAAATACCCTGTGGACCTGATGGACCGTTATCACCTTGGAGACCAGTATCACCGATACCAGCCGCACCTTGGAAGCCCTGTACACCTTGTTGACCCGAACCATTTGGTCCTTGGAAACCTAATCCACCTTGGAAGCCTTGGAAACCGTTACCACCTTGGGCACCTTGATTACCTTCACCAGCTGTACCTTGGTTACCGCCAAATCCTTGGAAACCTTCAGAACCTTGGAAGCCTTGCATACCCTGTACACCTTGAGTACCAAATCCTATTGGACCTGTAACACCTTGGATACCTTGAGAAGCCTGAGGACCTTGAACACCTTGGAAACCATCGTTACCTTGGAAACCTGCAGCGCCCGGAGCTCCAACACCTTGAGTACCTTGGAAACCCTGCATACCTTGGAAGCCATCGCCACCTTGTAATCCAAAGTCACCTTGTACACCCTGTGGTCCATCGCCACCAACTTCACCTTCATCACCTTGTTCGCCGTCAGTACCTTGAGGACCAGTTGCTCCTTGGAAACCGGTAGCACCTTGAGCGCCAATACCGTCTAAACCTTGAAGTCCTTGTAATCCTTGAGTACCTTGAGCACCAACTGTACCAATTCCACCGTCTAAACCTTGGATACCTGTATCACCTTGAATACCAGTAGTACCCTGCAAACCAGTCGCGCCGAGGTCACCAGTTCTTGCAAATGTAATTACAACATCGAGTCCATCAGCCATACTTGTGACTGATCCATTTACATATGAACAGATTATGTTAAAGTAACCAGCAACTTCCTGAACACTAGTAATAGTGAATACCGCGAAATTCTCTGGTGCACCATTTTCAGACACTTTAAAGTGACCTTTGATAGGGCTTGTTGAATCATCAATAGTTCTAAGGAATGGTTGAATATCCGTAAAGTTATCATCTCTATCGTCCATATACAGGTTACCTGCAGAACTGAACGAAGCATTATTAAACTTAAGTGTACCAACACCTGGATCTGATGTAGCAGTATTTGTGCTGAATGTGTAATCAAAAGTAACACCACCAAACGAACCAGTTTGACCTTGAACACCTGATCCACCTTGTAGACCATCAGTACCTTGAGTACCTTGTGGACCAAGTAGTCCTGGGAAACCTTGAACACCTTGGAAACCAAGATCGCCTTGGAAACCGTCAGTACCTTGAATTGACTGTGGACCCTGTGTACCTTGATTACCTAAGTCACCTTGTAATCCCTGTATACCTTGTACGCCTTGAACTCCTTGAGTACCTTGTGGACCAAGATCAGAAGTAACAATAACTCCACCCATTGCAGCGTGGACCGTACATTGATAATAAAGAGATGCAGGAGCATCAAATGGTACTCGGAATATAATTAAACCGGTTGCTGACGCGTTACCTGTTACACCAGTATTATAAGCAGCTCCACCTTGAGCAACTCTAATTTCAAACGGGTGACCTGCCGCGCTTACATCAAAGATATAAGTAAATCCACGGATAAGGTGAATTGTCGGATCAGCAACACCATCAATTAGGTAATCACTTGTTCCATTGTTTGTTACGATAAACGTACGAGCGCCTTCTTGTCCTTGTAGACCTTGAGCACCTTGGATACCAGTAGTACCTTGGATTGACTGTGGACCTTGAGTACCTTGCAGCCCTTGGATACCTTGAGTACCCTGTAAGCCTTGAACGCCTTGTACACCTTGAGTACCAGCTGAACCGCGTGGTACAAAGTTAATTAATGTTTTGGCAGGATGTAATGTATCAATAACATCTGTTTGCCATGAATTGTTTGGCAATCCATATTGACCAACATAAGTAACGTCGAACCAACCAAATGTTTTTCCTACGCCATCCCATGTAAAGTTTGTAAATTCATATACAACTTGGTGGTGACCACCTGGACCGTTACCATCGTCGAATGACTCAAGAACAATTAAACCTTTTGAACCTGAACCTGCTGGTATTGTTTGTAACCAATCAAATAATTCATCAACGTCGTTAGTATAGTTACTTAAAGGAATATCATCAAGTGTTAAAACAGTAGCCAATGTAACATCAGCATTGTTTATTTTCCATTTGCTAGTTCCTGGGAATGTTGAAGCAGTTGAGTTATTAAGGAAATCCCACTCATAAGTTAAACCACCGTAATGGCCAACCGCACCTTGTACTCCTTGAGTACCTTGGTCGCCTTGTGTACCTTGATAACCTTGTAGACCTTCGCCGCCCTGTAAACCTTGGATACCTTGAACAGATTGAGTACCTTGAATACCTTGTACACCAACTCCACCTTGTAGACCCTGTAAGCCTTGAATACCTTGTACTGATTGAGTACCTTGAAGGCCTTGTAAACCTTGTGTTCCTTGGCTGCCTTGAATACCTTTTTGTCCTTGGATACCTTGGTTACCCTCAGTACCTTGAATTGATTGCGGACCTTGAATACCTTGGCTACCTAATACACCTTGTATACCTTGAACACCCTGTGTTCCTTGGTCGCCTTGTAAACCTTGAATACCTTGGTCACCAGCTAAACTGAATGCAACCAGAGTAGGAAGCATAGTTGTAATGCCTGCTGATGGAGTATCAAGTTGAACAAAGTCACCTTTAACACCATCACCAGAAAGATAAGTAACATCTAATTCCCAATACCCAGTTCTATCTGTTGCACCTGTAATTTGGAATATTACATAGTTGCTAGGGGTATTACGAAGAGTTACTTTCATAATTCCTTTATTGTTAGTAGACACAGCCGCGATTGCAGTAAATAAACCTTCTAAGTTTACACCGTAGAAAGCTTCATCGTCAATCCATATTTTTGTAACTGCACTAAAATTATCTGCAGGTAAAGCTGCACCATTAAATATCATATCGCCTGTGCCCGGATCGGCTTCTACGATAGGATCTGTAAGTCTGTATTCTACTACATGACCAGCATCATCACCGCTAAATCCTTGGAAACCTAAGTCACCTTGAATACCGGTAGTACCTTGAATTGATTGTGGTCCTTGCGTACCTTGATTACCTAATAACCCTTGGACGCCTTGGTTACCTTGAGTACCCTGTACTCCTTGTATTCCCTGCGTACCTTGCATACCCTGTACACCTTGGTTACCTTGAATACCGGTATCGCCTTGTACACCTTGAGTACCTTGGTAACCGCGGAAACCACGTGAACCTTGGATACCTTCTTCACCAATTGTGCCTTGTAAACCTTGAATACCTTGGTTACCATCAAAACCTTGAACACCACGGAATGAACCAACGTTAACCCATACCGCACCATCATAAACCCATAACTCATCATCGGCATTATCAATAACACCTTGACCAGTTACTGCTGATGGGAATGCGGTATTAAGAGTAGCTTGTTGGTCGCCACCAGCGTCAACATCAGTAACAGAACCGATAACATTAAACCCTGGACCGTATGTACCTTGAGTACCTTGTGAACCCTCATCGCCTTGAAGTCCTGATGTACCTTGAATTCCTGCACCAACTGCGTTCCATGCTGTACCATTAGAAACATAAATTAACCCGTCGGAACCATAAGCAATGGCACCTTTGTACGGGGCTGGATCTAATTGAATAGGTACTGCTTGAGGAGTACCCTGTCCAATTACTCGTGAACCGCTAATTGATTTGAAAGCCATTATACATCATCCTCCTCGGATTGACCAAGTGTAAAGGATAACGTAGCATGTACTGCTAAGTTTGTATCACATTTTAGTTCTAATAAATCACCTGACTTAAAGAACTGACCATTAAGTGGTAATGGAATAGTATCATATCCTGGGATCTGTAAATTCCTAATTAAATAAAATTCTGAATTAATATCTTCCCTATGGACCCTTACATCAGCAGCGACTGTATTTGCTGTGATGTTACATAGAATGAGCGGTGAAATAACTTCACCAACGCCGGGTTCTACTGTTGTTGAACCACCAAAGACTAGCTCTGGTACTTCGTAGTTTGGTACCTCAATCATTGTCTGCCAGTTGGTTGTCAATGTAAAGGATTTGGCGACCGGCTTCGCGTCGGGTGCCTGTGTTGTTGCTATTGTGTAAATTGCCATTATAGAGCTGCCCTACTGTTTGATGCACGTCTTGCAAGTTTTCTAACTGATGAAGTGAATGGTCGACCTTCAATTCGACCTGTTCTACCGTTAATCTTTAGACCTCTTGCGAAGTACTGGTTATTTAATTCGTCTGATCCTGACCATCTAATTCTACCACCACCTTCTGATAATACAGAGGCATTAGCACCGATTGCCGCGCCAACGTTTCTGAAGTTCAGAGGTAAGGCGTTTCTGTTAACACCTGCCGAAGCACCGTTAAACTGGTGAGCAATGGACTCAACGAGTGATCCGAAGACCAAGAAGTCTGGTCTAATAACACTTTCTGTAATAAGATTGTCTATCAATTCGGTTACCATTGTTGAGTGATCCACATCAGGAGCGATATTTGTATTTATATAAGTTTTCATGCGCGCCCATGCGCCAGTGAATGAGTCAAGTAAATCAGTATTGTTATTTCCTACTGTATCCCAAGTAGTTCCATTCCATACATATATAATACCGGCATAACGATTTGCATTGTTATCTGTAGGAACAATATAAGCATCCCAACGTTTAACATTAGTCAATGCATTTCTTGCCGCAACATTTTGTACTGTACCTTTAAATCTTAACTTACGCCAATCAGCAAATGTATCCGGTGCGTTAAACACTGGGAATACATGTTGAGCATCGATATTAAATAATGCGCCAACGAAGCTTCGTGATGCCTTATCGGAACCAACAGTTCCAACAACCGGATCAATAACTCTACCTTTGAAATCGTTCATAAGAACTTTAATGAGGTTACCACCGTCACGATATGTTTTCGGTAAGTCGATAAACTTATATTCAGAAGTAATAAATCGTTGTACTTCTCTTTGTAATTTGTTTCTGTTATTGCTAAGAATATCCTTAGCAAAGTTGAATGTCTTATCAGTTTCCCATCCGAAGTTAGGCTCTTCTTTTGGTCCAAGTGATTTCGGTGTGTTATAGAACATTACGTTATGTAATATATCACCGAGTCTTATAGCTTGAGCCTCTTGAGTAGTTGTACCTAATTCAGAACGTATAGCTTGATTTGGTAACTTACCGATAACAACTTGACTTACGATTTTACCAAGTTGACGGTATGCTTTTGCTGTTGCAACCCTTGTATCCTCAGGAATACGTAATTCGTTATTCCAATAATAGAAGTCTGCGTTCCAATGAGTAGCTAAGTTACCACCATAGTTAAGATCCCAAGACATCGCATCAATAATATACCCTGCGTCTCTGCGACACTTAGCTTTAGAGTAATCAATAATTGTAAATGTATCTTTAAGGAATTTAGTAACATCATCTGCAAGTTCGTCAAGGTTATCATCAATAATTTTTGAAGCTTCGATTTTACCAGCATCAACCCAGCTTGTGTCAGGCTCAATAATATCTGGTAGACCATCGATGTTATCTCTTCGTATTGCATCTTCAACGATACGAACTAGATCAGCAACCTCTTCGCCTTCAACTGATGTTGCCGCAGTTATTGATGTATCTTGTGTTGTCCAAGTTTTAACTGCTTTCTTCAATCCGCCTTCAGTTGCACTTACGAATGTATGAGCACCTGAGTATGTAGCCGCTGCGCCAACCCACATTGTAATTACATTGCCATTAACATGAAGAATTGGACAAGGTGTATCGTAATATGGATGATGCGCCTCAGGTACCGCGTGGTCAGTTGGACCAGCACCATTATCACAGTTGAATGTAAAGCTTGCTGGTTCAAACGATACATAATCACCAATTTCTAAACCGTGGTCTGCATCGATAGTTGCAGTAAAGTAACCTGTGTCAGCATCATATGTTGCATCAGTTGAAGTAAATCCTCTCTGATATGCAGTTTCATTTTGAACAATTGATTTAACAACCCCAGCCATCTCTGTAAAGAAGTGAGCAGTCTGTTGTCTTTGGTCTGCAGGTAATATTGAATGAGCGCCTTCGAAGTATAGACCCGCAGTCATTATCATTGCATAGTTAGTTGTATAGTTAACATCGTGTGATATAGCATCAATCATTACGCCAACATCTCTACGACATTTTTCTTTTGAGTATGATATGCCATTATATTCGTTAGCAATATGGATTTGTAAATCCTTCGCCATTTGAATTGAGTTATCATCAACTGCATTCTTAGCAACTAATAAATCAGATTGTACCCAAGTTAAGTCAGGATCAATTCGTGATGGAATATTTGCTGGGCTATTATCATCAGATACTTTTGCCAACATAGTTGCTAATGATTTTGCTTCATCTGCAATTGTACGTCTAGCAGCTCTAAATTTCATCTCTTGTCTAACTGTGTTACCAGTGATATGAGTGATTGAATTTAATGTTGAACTTACGAATGTATGAGCACCGCCACCTTTACCGTATGGAACCTTGCCAACATTCATAGTGATTGTTGTACCAGTCCTTGACAGAATTTTCATTGGTGCGTTATAATATGGATCACCTGATTGTGGGCTTGGGTGTAATGCAATATCGCCATCTAATGAACATGTAAAGTTAATGCTCTCTGGTGCAATCATCACATAATCTCCAGTTTTAAGATTATGATTTGCTATAGTTGCAGTGAATACGCCAGTATCAGGATCGTATGTTGCAGTTGATGGTGTAAACTTACGACCTTCTTTACGTGGTACCATTTCGTTACGAGTTACCCAACGAACTACCTTACCAAGATATTCAAATGCTTCTCTTGTTGATTGACGTTGGTCAATTGGTAGAATATTTACCGCATTTTTGAAGTAAAGTTCAGCAGTACCATGCATTGCAGAGTTACCACCATATTGAATATCGTGAGAAATTGCATCAACAATATAACCTGTATCTCTTCTGCATCGTGCTTCATCATACTCAAGGTAATCGAAGTTATCTCTTAGGTATTGAGTAATCGTACCTTGTAGATTATTTTTACGTCCTTTGATTAATGTAGCTTCAGGATCGTATAAGTAGTTTTCAGCGCCAACAGTATTTGTAGCAATTTCTGAAACATCAGGCATATTGATTAATGAGTCGTCAGCAATTAAGTCTCCAACTATTTTCCATAATGATGTAATATGCTGTGCGATTGGAACAGTAACTACACCGAATGAGGTATTTTGAGTAACGGTATTACCAGCTGATCTACCTACTGTTTGTTTCAGAACAATTTGACTTGCTACTGAACTTAAGTGAGTATATAATGCAGCGGTCGGTGCCCTTTGAGCTGAACTCAATGTGGATAGACCATTCTCAAAATATAGTTTAGCAACATCAAGCATCGCAGTATTTGACTCGTGTTGTGTATCGTATGATACCGCGTCAACCATAATACCTGTGTCACGTTTACATTTATTTACATCATATGATAATCCGCCGTAGTTTGCGTTGACCCATGCTGTTGCTTCTTCTTTTAAAAATTCTCTATTAAGTTGAAGCGCTTGACGAGCAAATACGTGGTTATCAGAAATTTGACCATCACCGTAGTTATAGTTTGTACCATCTGGTGTGTAATCATTAATCATAGATGTAATAATGTTATTGAAGGAATCCTGAGCTCTAGTAAGTGCTACACCGGAAAGCTGTGCTTCGATGTCTTTTTGTACATATCTGATTCCTTCAATTGTTTCGGCAAGTTGGTCCTCAATAACCTTATCAGCACCTACAGTACCAATACGATATGATTTACCGATATACTTACCATTGTATGTTGAACCTGTTTGAACATCTCTTCTAACCGCATCGATAATGAAGCCTGCATCTCTAGCACATTTTGCTTCATCGAATGTATAGTTATTATCTCGTACGAATTGAATAAGCTCTTCTTGGATAAACGTTCTGTTCCATTGTAGAGATTTACGTGCGAATGTTCTAGCAGGATCTGCTTTTGGTTTAGTTAATAAGTTCTCCGTAGGCAGTGGCTTAGGAGTTCTTTGACTAATATCTAATGAACCTCTGTAATCTGGGATTACCAATCTGTCGTCAACAATATTCGCTATAACCATTGCTAGGTCAGATGCGATAGTTCCTGTTGCAGTATCAGCAGCTTGTAGTGATACGTTTTGATATAGAAGGTTACCATTAATTTCTGAAATAGCGTCAGTTAATGCAGATACGAATGTATGAGCACCAGTATATGCTCCAGCATTACCTACCCACATTGTAATCGTTGTTGCATCAGCACCAATAATTGGACACGCTTTGTTAAAGAAGCGATGATGTGACTCAGGGCTTGCATGATTTTCTGGACCGCTACCATTATCACAAGAGAATGTAATTGCTCCTGGTTTAAACCAAACGTGATCGGCTGTTGTTAATGTGTGAGTACCGATAGTAGCAACCATGATACCTGTAACAGGATCGTATGTTGCGCCAGTTGGAGTAAATCTTGCTCCAAAGATTGGTTCTTGT